GTGGCGGAACTGGCAGACGCACTGGATTTAGGTTCCCTCCAAACACTTCCCTCCTACCTTTCCAATCAACAACTTAGGCTCCTGTGCTACCACAACTGTGCTACCAACTGTGCTAATGTCGCTGGCATGGGACAACTTTTCAAGAAGCCTGGAAGCGCCAACTGGTGGGCACGCTACACGGTCCAGGGCAAGCAGGTTAGAGAGTCAACCAACACGACCAACCGCAAAGAGGCAGAGCTATTCCTGTCACAGCGAATCGTCGGCAACAAGGTGCCCACGAAAGCCAGCATCGGCAGTCTGCTCGACACGCTGATCGAGGACTACGAAATCAATGGCAAGGATGCAGCTTGGTGCCGCACCTACGTCGAGAAGCACATCCGCCCTGTCTTTGGCGATTTGAAGGCAGACCGTCTCTCAACCGATGACCTGAGATCCTTCGTGGCGGCGATGCTGAAAGCCGAATACAAGAATGCAACCGTCAATCGGTGCTTGGCGCTCCTACAGCGGGCCTACAAGCTCCGTGGCGTGCCCTATCCAGGGTTCTCACTGCTCCAAGAGAACAACGTGCGCAAGGGCTTTCTCGACCACATGGATTTCTGGCAGTTGTACGAGAAGCTTCCAAAGCACCTAAAGCCACCAGTGCTCTTTGCGTTCGAGACAGGTTGCCGCAAGTCAGAAGTGCTTGGCTTGAAGTGGAACCAGATTGATGAGATCCGTGTTGGTGACACGCTGCGCTACTGCGTCCGTCTGCATCCTGGTGAGACCAAGAACAAACAAGGGCGTGTGATTCCACTCACCGACCTGATGAAACAGATCCTCGATGACATCAGACCATTTGCAAAGTCAGATTACGTCTTCACCTTCCGTGGCAAGCCCATCCACGATATTCGAACAGGATGGCAAAAGGCGTGTGCGCTTGCTGGTCCCCAATTCAAGGGTTTGTTGTTTCACGATATGCGTAGGTCTGCAATTCGCAACATGGTACGTGGCGGCACACCTGAGGCCGTTGCGATGGCAATCAGCGGACACAAAACCAGATCCGTGTTCGACAGATACAACGTTGTTGATGAGGCGGATTTGGCAACTGCAATGTCTCGCTATGAGCAATCCCGCAAAAGAGAATTACAGTACTTCGCTACGACTGGCGCACCTGATGAGATCAAGCGATTTGCAGAAAACGCATTCGAACCCGAAATCGAAGTACCATTTGATTACGGTCCTGATAAGTAGCGTAGCAATTCCACAAACAACAATGCCGCCAAAGAGACTTTGTATCTCGATGGCGGCATTTTTGTTTCTGCGTTTATTGTCTACGCCGCCAGCAAGGCACTCTTTGGATATGGTCTGATCAAGTGTTGGATTGCTTGTCGCAGTTCGCCTTGTTCGCTTGCATTGCCTCTGAAATCGCTCTCGAATGTTCGGGACCATCATAGTCGTCCCAGTCAGGGCAGCTATGAGCAATCACTTTGGTGGGGCGTGACAGTTTGTAGTCATAATCATCTCGTCGATAACCCTTCACGTAGGAATCTACTCTGGCATCGAAGCTGACGATTTCGCCGTCAAACAACCCCATTCCATCGTTAACTTCCTCGAATCCAACTGTCATGTTGAACCACAAGTGGTCCGCAACAATGCGTCCTGAATCGAACTCACGTACATCCATCAACAGGAGTGTTGCATCTGTCCCGTCTCCGTTTGTTCCGAAGCCTCGATATGCACGTTTCTTGCCGAGGCGCACGAATGTCGCAGAAAACCGTTTCCTGACGCCATACCCTTTACTCAATATTTCACGCATGCTGATCCTTTTTCATCGCTTCAGTGTGTCGCAGTACTTGCACTACGTTTTCAGGATACGGGCCCTATTGCATTGCGTCAATCATTATAAAGATACATCTATATTAGATCACTATCGCATCTTCCAATTTGCAATTTCCACCGCACTCAAACCCAATGGAATCAGCATCAACCTCTCGGACTGCCGCACAATAGTACCGACGTACTAAGTAGCTTTTTCAACGTTTCCCTCGATGGCGGCATTTGTGTGTCTGCTGTTTGTTTGATCACACATACACATTCAGATCCATCTTGAGAAGCTTATCTTTATTCTTGGTGATGAAATCGGATGCGTAACTTGCTTTGACCTCTGCGAGATGCACCTTCTGCTGGTGGTATCCTCTCCTTATGCCATCCATACTTGATCAGCTACGGGATCTCGACGCCAAACGCCAGCAACTATTAGAAAAGGCAGTTGAACAGCTACAGTCCGAAGTGCAGGCCCTGAACGACCTGGGCTACTCCTATGTGCTCGTGCGATCAGATGCCACGCCACGCCGCACCAAACGGTCCAAGGCCGCATCAGCGGACATCAGGTGGAGCACAAGTATCACCCGCATCAGCAACTACGCCAAAGCCAACAAGCTCACCAAGGCGCAGGCACTCGATTCTGTGCGCTTAGCACTTGACAGGTTGGCGGCCAAGAAGGGCGTCTCTGTGCCTGATGATGTGCTGGCACAGGCAGAGCAGGCGGTAGCGGAGGCATACAAGAAGTAGTCATGTGGGGGTGCCGACCAAAGACAGAAGTCACCCCCACCAGGAGCCCCCCATGTCGAAAGATATTCGCTTAACTAATCTACAACGTCAGGACTTAGCGAACGCCATCAGCAATACCACTCATCCACTCTCCGCCTTTTCGCTTCTGCAATTGACCAGACAAGAGTATAATGGCTTCCAATCGGGAACATTCACAACGACTAAATGCGTTCATACGGATTCCGGCCACTATTTCATCTTTGGGGGCCTCTGGAACGAATACTCCCCGCATCCACTGGGACGCACAACCGAGCAAGCAGTATCCGACTGGAGTACGACACTAAATGACGTCAACATCTGGCTTCTTTCACTACGAAAGGAGTTAGAGACACCCAATCCATGGGAACACTTAACATCGAGCCAGACTCTCGTCGATTATTTTAGTCAGAGCCTTGACGATATCTTCCAACCACAGGAACAGCATGTAATCGCAAATGCAGTCGAGTCAGCAAAACAGACCGCCAGCGAAGCCAACAACCTCCCAGCCGAACAACTGAAACGCATAGCTGACGCTCTCGACGACCTCAAAGCGAGTTCCACCAATGTAACGAAGAAGCAATTTCTAACTCTTGTCATTGGCGAATTGGCCAAACTTGCTATCCAGAAGATAGACATGCATGTCATCCATTCTATCTGGGACACGCTCATGCACGGAATGCAGACCATCTACCGCTACATTCCATTGCTTGGAAACTGAGGCAGTATGAGGCAACTACTCGCCATCCTTCCAGCCGCAGTGATCACATTTGCCTTATCCCTGCAAGCAACGCCACCAGACATGGTTGTGAAGGTCGAATTGCCAACTCAGGGCGGCTTACCACAATGGGCAGTTATCATCCTTCAAGGCAGTGTAGGCGCATTAGTCGGTAGCTGCATCACTCTATTTGGTGTCTGGCTCACGAGTGGAAATACTCGCCGGGAAAATGCCGCCAATAGAAGCCATGACATGGATAAGCTTCGATGGCAATGGCGGCAAGAGACACGTAAAGAAATCCTTATTCCACTCATGCAAGTAGCTGATCAACTTAGGATTCGCACGCCAGGAGTACGGTCACACGATGCCGAACAACGAGCAGAATTTCTACGCTTGTCAGCGCAATTCTCACAACACAAAGCGCTCGCCTCGCTTGTCCTGTCGGATACGTGCATGCAGGCCCTGGATTCAATACCAGCAGCACTCAAGGGGGCAATCCAACCGAATCTTGGCGCAGAAGAACAGCTTGCAGCCATAGCCCTGCTAAGATCGTCTCTCGCAACATTTGTCAAGGCCGTTCGTACGGAGCTTGGCATTTCTTAACACCACCTATGGCCATGCACCTACTTACCCTACTCGCACCCGATCCTGCCGCCATCGAGAAGGCCATTGACCGCCTCACATTGGCCCAACAGAAAGGCACCTGGGACTACATCAGCATCAGTGTAGGTCTGGTTACTTTAGGGGCTCTCATTTGGTACACAGTCGAAACCCGCAACCTTCGCAAAGTGGCACAGTCGCAGCTAACCACATCACAACTCCAATTGACCGAATCACATCGTCAAACGGAATTTTCCAATAGACCTATTTTAGTTATCACCCTTGCATCAGAGGGCACAAACACCCTGCGTGACTTATTGGTGATGCGCAATATTGGCACCGCTCCCGCATTTAATATTGCGGTATCACTTCCCTTTGGAGCACCAATAGTGGTGATACGTCCACCAGATATGGTAGATGCCAAAGCGGAGGTGCCGATTAAAATTGCCTTCAAGCGGATTGAAGACCATCACGAGGTGCATGCTGAAACAACTTCGGTTCTTGATGGTTACTGCGATTACTATCTCCCACAACGAACCACCTTGAACCAATTCGACATTACATACGCTGCACCAGACAGAACCGAATACAAAACCACAATGCGTCTGTGCCACCCTCCAAACCCACATCGTTTTGAGTTTCAAGCCTTTGATCGGGTCAGTCCGATCAAACCGATAGAAGGAAGCTAACGTGACACTGACCCTTCTCATTGCCCCAGACGCATCACAACTGATCAATGCAATTGACCGTCTCACTCTGGCACAGCAGAAAAGCGCCTGGGACTACATCAGCATAATCTCGGTTATAGCAACTCTCATCGTCTTAATTGTGTACACCATTGAGACATACAACCTTCGCAGGACTGCTGAAGAGCAGATCAAGGTTTCACTCAAGCAGGTTGCGGCAGCAAATGCACAAACGAAGGCCGCAGAGACACAGGCCGCAACAGCACTTGAACAAATCACGATCTCACAAGCACAAGTTGACGCAGCCGCCAAACAACTGGAGGAGTTACGACGACAAACCGACAATGCCAATCGTCCCCTTGTCATCATTTCCTTTCTGAGCGACCGCCTACATTACGACAACATTGGAAATGGACCTGCGCTTAATATCGTTGCCTTACCAATACAACAAGACGAACACTCGCTTACACTTAGCGGGCCAGACTTTCTCGCAAGTCGCATTTCCGCTGGCGCAATGCTGGATCTCCGGACTCCTGGCTCTTCCATGTCACCTACAGACAAGCGGGCAACTTTACGGCACAACCTCTTGCCTCTATTTCGCAATTCCGCAATCCAAGTACGACTACAGTATTCAAGCGCAGACAATCTATCATACTATTCCATTTGCATTATGGACTTGCGCAATGACGATATAACACTTCGCTTTTCTGATTGCGGTAAAGTTTGATCTGTCCATGTAGAACCGCTTAAACGCCTGAAGCACATACTGACTGAGTCGTTAATGCTGCGCAAGAAACAATCCCCCTACCACCGCCCAGTACACAAACGCCACCAAAACACCAGACACCAAACCGATGGATTGTAGGGGCTTCTTCTCGATGTCAAAGTGCCTATTGAACCACTGGAAGCCTATATCAAAACGGCGGGCCGCTTTGAGAAGGAAGCCCGCCCCCGCATACAGCCATATCCAGAGGGAGCTTACAAACGCCGCATAGAACGTATTCACCGCAATATTGGGAACACCATCAACAATTTCAAACCAATAGAACGTCACCATATCGGCAACATCGGACAATACGACCGCTTTGCGTAATAGAACCACACTCAAGAACAATGTAATGAGCACCAAGCCACACATAGATATCATAGCCGTTAGTGCTGCATCCATTAGTATTACCCCCCACCTGACACTCCTCACTTTTGTTCTGGCCATTCTCGTTAGCGTCCATCTCGTCTTGCAAAGTGAAGCGTAATCCGGCAAGGCACTTGCCAATACAATTGCACTAATAATATACGTTACGTACCACACGCTTCTCACTTTTGCTACATAACCATCCCTAACAATATCATGGATCCAGATAGCAACGGAGAGAACAAATGACACCATAAATGAGCGAAGAAAGCATTGCAGTGACAGATGCTTACGGCCAAACACTACATCAAATAACCGAATAATCGTATCAGGCCAAGGCTCCATCTTTGGACCGAGTGGCTTCGCTCCAACTAACCAAACCGCAATCTCCAACTTCGTGTCATCCGTCAAAACCACCTCCACCCGCTCAAAACATTTCCAGACCAATCCAGCAATCACACCACCAGCAAGCAACTGACCAGGAGGAGAATTGACAAACTTCTGAATCGTTTCTGCGACATCTAACAGCATGGCATCTCCGATGGAGTATAACGTAGTACGTGGCGCAGCGGAGTAACCAAGCTGATCATGACTTCCGGGAGTGTCCGGAGAAGCTATCAGCATAAATCCAGCTTATAGCGATACGGACTCCATCAATTCGCCTTATACCAGCACTACGCCGCCGATCTGGGAGGGCCGTATAAACAATCTCACTGCTACGCTGCACAGTCCGATTGGCCTTGCGCCGTCGTGGGCACATCAATCGCATGTCCTGTGGCATTCGTCATTCTCTTTCGGCGCAACTGCAACGCTTCGCCAGCGTCTTGGGCCTTCTTTGCCCGCCGAACCGCACGACGTGCATACTTGCGTCACCGGAATTTAGATACATCATTCGCACACGCACAGGGCATTTGACAAACCAAGAATCCGTGCAACAATGAGTCCCATATGCAACACAAACCAACCCTCGCACAAATGCACGAGAGAATTCTTTCACTTTTCTGAACACAAAATATAGGGTCTATCACTGATATACACAACCCCTTGTGGTCGGAAGCCATTTTGGTCGTCGCCGTCCAAATGTCCGTGTCTATATATTGTTGTGATCTGATTCCGGTTCGGTGAAGGTATCACTGAGCCATGGATAGTGAGTCGGGCACAAAGTCCAAGAGGGCGCATATTAAGCCGCTTGGCAGATTGGCGGAGAAATCCGCCCGGCATGTACTCCTCCCAGACGAAAGGTGGGTAACGATGCCGATAGCTGCGAATAGCAGTACCTACAGCCACCGTGGATAGCAGAGCAATTCTGCCACGGTCCTAAAAGGTCTTAGTCAGACTAAGACCAACCCAAGTAACGTGGAGACGAAGAACGGGCGCTGAAGAGCGGGATTGGCCTTCGGGTGGGTTACCAGTAACAAGTCTATGCTTCGGGCGCTAAGATCAAGTCCCGGCGATTCCCATGTCAGACCATGTGATCGAGTGGTAGCAGTACTCGCTACCATTCAAAAACCCTGTCAGGTATTATATTATAGTAATCCGAAGGGTGCGAAGCACTGCATAAGATCTCTATAACTTCTAACATTTGAGCCTTCGGCCCTTCGGGTATTGCTACACCATTATTATTCTGATGTCACCATAATGTAATGTTGATGGCGGCACAACATTGCCGCCTTCTGCTCACACATAAATAACTCATAGGCATCACGCACTATGAGTATCTCAAACTATCTCGAAAACAAAATCCTCACCGACAACCTTACCGGATCTTACCTGTCCCTTCACACCGCAGATCCTGGCGAAACAGGAACGTCCGAAGTCACAGGCGGCACATACAGCCGCAAATCATGGACCTTTTCCGGACCAACAAATGGAGTCGTCACATTATCGACGACAGTACTATTCACCGGAATGCCAGCTTGCACTGTTACGCACTTCGGCGTGTGGGACGCAGCTTCTGGCGGCAACTTCTTGTGGAGTGGTCCGGCCAGCGCCAGCAAGACCTACAGCGCAGGCGGCACAGCAGACACAGCAGAGATCACGTCGGGCACATTCACAATCACGGTTGACTAACTGGAGCCTGCATGGACACGATCCTCATTCAGGTCCGATTCAGCATGGGCAATTACGCTGACGCCCTCTACTACACCCTTGAAGAGTGGTCGTCATTGACGCCTGAGCGAATCGAGACGGACAAGCAAGCACGTTATGACGCCTGGGCGGCAATGGTCGCAGATCAAGCGACGGCTACTGAGGTTGAGTAATGACACGAACAATAACGCTACGCAGGGATAGTGTGACCACAGCCTACGTCTATTCGGACTCTGGTGATGTCATCGGAGCAACCATCACGATGCAGATCGACGATGGTCATAGGTCATTTCCCTTGGTATTAGCAATCGACAGCAAAGGCGTCGTGACGGGTCGGATCGGATAATATGGCAAATCGTTATTGGGTTTCTACAGGAGGCGGCACCTGGGACGCTACAGCAGGCTCCAAATGGAGCGCTACAAGTGGTGGCGCTGGAGGTGCGTCTGTTCCTACAGCGGCTGATGACGTGTTCTTTAACGGCTCATCGGGCTCTGGCACCGTCACCCTAAGCTCTTCCTCGGTGTGTCGTGATCTGACCTGTACTGGCTTTACAGGGACGCTGAGCCATCCGACAGCTACCACTCTGACCGTCAGCGGCAGTCTTACGCTGGCGTCTGGCATGACGTATAGCTTGGGCAATGCAGCAACGTCAGCAATCACATTCAATTCGACGAGTACTGGCAAGACCATCACGACTGCTGGCAAGACTCTCGGCAATATCACCTTTTCTGGTGTTGGTGGAAGTTGGCAACTGCAAGACAATCTAACGGCAACTGGATCGACGATCACGTTGACATATGGTGCATTTGACACCAACGGCAAATCAATCACAGCTACTGCGTTCTCTTCAAACAACTCGAATGTCCGTACGCTGACATTGGGCTCGTCCGCAATCACGTTGTCAGGCACATCTCCGTGGGCTACTTCGGCCAACTTCAATCTGACCGTAAGTACAAACACAGCAACTGTGACTTGTACTGGTGCTGCCGCTAACGTCAACTTTGGTCCATCAAAGGATTTTGGCGGTCTCAGCGTCGTTATTAACGGTAGTGGTGTATCCACCTTTACCGCTGCGAATTCTGTATTTGCAAATCTTACACGCACTGGAACCGCAGTCAAGACAGACGGCATCGCATTTGCTGGTGACGTTATGGTCTCTGGTACATTGACGTTTGCTGGCAATTCTGTTGTCAATCGATTGTTTGTTTCGAGCAGTGTTGCTGGCACACAACGCACGATTATCAATGATGGCGCTACTATTGCGTGGTCCAATGTTGACTTGCAAGATATTGCATTGACCGAAGCTTACAATGCATCTGCGATCACTGGGTTTTGCGGAGACGCATCCGGCAACAGCAATATCACATTCACCACGCCTGCAACACAAACGTGGTCGGGCACAGCATCTGGAAGTTGGTCAGCAAATGCTTGGACGTCACGCATGCCATTGCCTCAAGACAATGTTGTCGTCGCATCTGCATTCACACCAGCAGGACGAGTGATCACTGTCGATGTGCCACGCATGGGCGCAAATGTTGACTTTACGGGTACGACTGGAACGCCTGCACTTACTTTTACGTCGGGCATTATCTCGACTGTTAATGGTTCTTTGACACTCGTGCCAACAATGTCGATTGCGAATATCAACACAGTCGTACAATTCTCTGGTCGTGGTTCTTACACATTGACAACAGCGGGATTGCAAATCTCTCCGACTGTCACTGTAAATGCTCCTGGTGGCACGCTGACGCTGCAAGATGCGTTGTCGTGTGGTCGAAGCCTCAACGTGAATGCTGGCACCTTGACGACCAATGACTACAGCGTGACGGTATTGACAGCGTTCACTCTAAATTCGAGTGCTTTGGCATTCTGTAATTTGGGCACAAGTACAGTAACACTATCTGGAACTGGTGCAGTGTGGAACGCACAAGCAAACGGCACTTTGAATGCTGGAACTTCTAACGTTGTCGTCTCGAACACAACATCCATTGCCAAGTCCTTTACAAGCTCGGGAACCAAGACGTACGCCACAGTTACTTTTGCGGGTGACAACATCACGTACAACAACGCTGGCACTTGCACAATTGGCACTCTTGCGGTCAACAATGCTGGTCTCCCCAATGGTCTGAAGCTGACGTCCTCTCAAACCACAACAATCAACGCAATGACCAGCAATGGCAGTGCTGGCAACTTGGCAACACTCTTGGCCACGTCCTTTGGATCTCCAGCAACACTGACGTCGTCGGCATCGCAGATCGCAGAGGACTACCTGTACCTCCAGGACATCACTGCCGCAGGCACCGCCACTTGGTACGCCGGGTCGCACTCGACGGACGGCGGCGGCAACACAGGCTGGCTGTGGAGTGATCCGGCGACCAACATCACGATTGCAGGTGCCCTGTACGGCAGTGGATCAATGTCGGGCTCTCTGGGACGCAGAGCACTCCTGGCGGCAAATCTGTCTGGCTCTGGCACTCTGGCTGGTGCTCTCAACAAGCGCATCTTGCTCAGTGGCGCACTGACGGGCACAGGCACGCTATCTGGCACCATCACGAGACGTGCGCTGTTGGCGGCAAATCTGTCTGGTTCTGGCACCTTGGCTGGCACACTCGGCAAGCGCATCTTGCTCAGCGGTGGATTGACGGGCGCAGGCACGTTGACTGGTGCCCTGTATGGCGCTGGCACGACTGTCATTCGCATTGAAGGTGCTCTCAGTGGCACAGGCTCGATGAGTGGTGCCCTGGTGCGTCGTCAGTTGCTCTCAGGTGCGTTGCAAGCCACATCTGGCATGACAGGGACGCTCATCACGAGAAAGCACCTTGCAGGGGCTCTGACAGGGCAAGGTACGCTCGTTGGCTCGTTGGCTGGTATCCAGGTCATCAGCAGAGTCCGCACGCTGTCACCTGTCATCGGTGCGCCCAAGACGGTATCACGAACCATCACCAATACAAGACCCGTCAGCCGGGACTGAGGAACACACATGAATTATTTCGAACAAGCCGAAACAGAAAAACTCGCATACCGCCAGACCATCGCAGGCGACACCATCACGACTGCCACATGGACCATCACGCCATCAGCCACGGTGACCACACAGGACACCAGTGCCGATGCTGCAACGTGCTTGGTCTCGGGTCTCACGGCAGGCACAACGTATACGCTGACAGTGCTCATGACTTGTGGTTCGGGTCAGATCGTTGAGCGCTCTGTGACGATTGCCTGCGTTGACGTCGGCTAAATGTCGATATGTTCATTGGCACAAAAGAATCTTATATCGAGCACCTGTTCGCAACATTCAAGAATGAGCAACCATTCCATTATGATCTACTTGCATCGGTCATGCATCTTGATGGGATGTCGCAATTAGCATATCAGAAAACGCATCGCCTAACGTCGGACAAGTTTTACAAACTCAAGAGCGAAGCCGTGGCCGCACTTAAAATGCATTTGCTAAAGCACGGCGTATCAAGCATTTTAGACACGTCAATCTGAAATACTCCGAAAATCTAAATACTGTTGTGCTTTGGAGAGCACAACGGTATGAACAACAAGACAACACATCATAACGGATTCCGAGTCCGTACAATTCCAACAATGAACAAACAGCAGATTCGCCGTTTCTGGAATAAAGTAGAAATCGGACAACGCAATGATTGCTGGAATTGGACTGCATCAACATCATTTGGTGGCTACGGTCAAATCTCAATCAACCACGATAATTTCAAATCTTCACGAGTGGCATATTTTCTCTATTATGGCATTGATCCGGCAGAGCTAATGATTCTGCACTCGTGTGACAATCGCCTGTGCTGCAATCCCAATCATCTGCGCACTGGAACCTGCAAAGACAATACACACGACGCCATCACCAGAGGACGTCACATTGCCACACGCATTGGCACTGTCCTCGACGAAGAGGGAAGAGAGATTGTCCGTATGCTTTACGGTCACGGCTTTTCCAAAAATCAGATTGGAACAATGATGGGCATTTCTTATTCGACAGTGCGGAACATTTGCCTCCATGAATAAGAACGAACTTCAAGAATGGCATGATCTCTTCGCCGCCCATGCCGAACGTTTAAGGCGCAAGATTGAATTGCTTGGCGAACTAATCAACAAGCATAAATAGAATTAATATCATGTAGTAAGAGTTGGGGCAGATCATTAATGGTCTGCCCTTTAGTTTTTTCCATGCCTGCAAAGAAACCTTGTCGAGTTAGCAACTGTCCCAATGCCGCAACCAACGGCTACTGTGACGACCACGCATCACGCCGCAAGACCTACGACCCGCAGCAGCAGGCGAAGTGGGACAGACCAGGGCATCATTTGTATTCGACCGTGAGATGGCAACAAGTACGAGCACAGCAGTTGCGCAATGAGCCATTGTGTCGTGACTGTGCATCACGTCAGCTTGTCACTGTGGCAACAGACGTGGATCACATCACTCCGCATCGTGGCGACGAGCGCCTGTTCTGGTATGGCGCACTGCAATCACTCTGTCACTCCTGCCACTCGATGAAGACCGCCTCAGAGCGCAAGTCAAAACTCGACGGCGTATAGATATTGGTGTTCAATCTCCTGGCACCGGAGGGGCGGGTTAAATCTTCCCATGACCGCCTCTCCGACACCGTCCTCCGCCTCACGAAAGAGCGCTAAATAGTTCTGCCCCAAGGACTGATTGCTAAAAGGGGTATGAACACACATGGCAAAGCGCAAACCACAATTCCCCGCCCCATCTTATCTCGACGAATTAGCGACAACAGAATGGAACCGTATTGTCCTCTTATTGGGCGATAAGCTGACCGATGCCGATCTACAAGGGCTCACGTCGCTATGTTGTGCCTTTTCTCGAATGGTCACAGCACAGCAGCAATTGCAAACACAGGGACTGACTGTGATCTCCGCAAAGACTGGCTGGCCTGCACCGAATCCCTTAATCAGCATTGTCAATTCAGCCTCGGAAACTGTCCGCCAGCTTTCCAAAGAATACGGACTGACTCCAGCCTCACGCAAAAGAATGAAACACGCCGACGATCAGGCTAACGCAATTAAGCGTAATGATCTCATCCGATAATGTTTGACAAAGTAAAAGCAGATAGAGTAATTCAGTTTTGCGAAACGTACGGACAACACTTTGAAGGTCCAGCGGCAGGCACAAATGTCAAATTACTACCGTGGCAGATTGACAATATCATCAATCCTATTTTTGGCACAGTTGACAATGACGGACTCAGGCAATATCGACATGCGTTAATTTTTCTCCCACGAAAGAACGCAAAATCATTCCTCACTGCAATGTTGGCGCTGTATCTCTTGCTGGGAGATGGCGAAGAGGGCGCACAGGTCTACATCTGCGCCCGTGATCGGGAGCAAGCATCTGTGGTGTATCGCTATGCCGCTCGTATGGTCCGCTCGAATCCGGAACTCAACAAGATCTGCCGGGTGATCGACTCACAAAAGCGCATCATTTACGGGACACGCAGACTCAAGGTGATGTCTTCGGACGCCTCGTCTGCATACGGACTCAATGCGTCTGCTGTGATCTGTGACGAGCTTGCGTTCTGGGATACCAGGGATCTCTACGACGCCATGGTGTCCAGCATGAAGTATCGCCGTCAGCCTCTCGTCATCTCCATCACGACCGCATCCAACAATCTCACTGGTATTGGACGCCAGCAATACGAGTACGCCAGAGGCATCGTAGACGGCACGATCACAGACGACCGCTATTACGCCTATATCTGTGAGGCACCAGCCGATTGCGACATCTCCGACCAGCAATATTGGTTTGCTGCAAATCCAGCCCTGGCTACAGATGAGGATTGTGACCAGGGCAAAGGATTCTTACGGCTCTCGACATTCCAGGATGAGTACAAAACAGCGTTGAATGACCCCGGCGCAATGCTCAGATTCCGCCTGCTGAGCTTGAATCAGTGGGTTCTCGCTTCTGAGACGCCATATATCCCGCTCGACCGATGGGATGCCTGCAATGAGCCATTGCCAGATTTGACAGGTAAGCGCTGTTTCGGCGGTCTTGATCTGTCCCAAAAACACGATTTGACCTGCTTTTCACTCGTTTTCCCACTCGATAACGAGAAGTACGCCATCTTGCCTCATTTTTTCATGCCAGCCGAAAACTTGGCTGAAAAAGAGCGCTTGGATAGAGTGCCTTATTCCGAATGGGCAAAACAAGGGTATCTGACACTTTGCCCTGGTCCTGTTGTGCGGCATAAGTACGTGATCTCACACATCTTGGAGGTTGCGACCAAGTACGAACTTGTCGAAATCGCCGTTGACCGTGCGATGGCGGCAGAGGTAATCGAGGAACTACAAGAAGGCGGCATAGAGACATGGGATTTTAACCAATCCATCATGGCTTTCACCAATCCTACCAAGGCCCTCAAAGAGCACGCCTACTTGGGCAACATCATACATGGCGCAAATCCTGTACTGCGGTGGAATATTGGGTGCTCGACCGTCAAAGAAGACGCCAACAATAACATCCGTGTCATCAAATCCAACAAGCGGCAGAATAATCAACGCATCGACGGCGTGATTGCGTCAATTATGGCATTTGATCGGGCTCAGCGTAATACGTCGGACCAAAAAGCAAGGGCGATAAATAACTTAATAGATGACTGGTTGTCTGATCCAGTCTCTATCAGATTATGAACATTAAAGCCGCCGCAATTAAGATTCTGGACTATTTTGGTCTTTTGCCGACCAATCGAACACTCACCGGACTCAACATCTACAGCACAAACGTCGGCAGAGTCGTAACAGAGGAATCTGCATTAGGCATTGCGGCGGTTTGGTCGTCTGTGCGTCTGTTGGCAGAGGTTGGCGGCAATCTGCCTCTGCATTTCTATAAACGTGGTTCGGACGATTCCACATCTCGCATCAAGCACAAACTCGATTACATCGTCTCTCAAGAGCCGAATGCGTGGATGACATCCAATGAATATTGGGAGTCCATGATTGCCAGCCTTGCGACATGGGGTAATGCATATTCGGTGATTGTCAGATCTGGCATGGAGGTTATTGGACTGATTCCGGTCAATCCCGCCAACATGACAGTTCAGGCTGTGGACCAGCAAATCCTCTATCGTGTCTCGACCGCCACAGGAATCAAAGAGTATCAGCCTCGGGACATCTTCCACGTCAAATTGTTCTCGTTTGATGGTCTGGTTGGTTTGAGTCCAATCGGCACCTGCCGTCAAGCCCTCGGCATGGCCGTTGCCTCTGAAGAGTACGGCGCACGCTTTTACAGCAACGGTGCCACACCAGCCGGATTTGTCAGTCCGACTGAGGCGATGACTGCCGATCAAATCACGGCCTTCAAAGCAAGATTCAATTCCAACAATCAAGGGCTTGACAATGCGCACAAGATTGACGTGTTGCCTGTTGGCTTCAAATGGCAACAGATCACGATTCCGCCAGAGGACTCACAATTCATTGAGAGTCGCAAGTTCTCCATTGAAGAGATAGCAAGAATCTTCCGTGTCCCGCCTCATTTAATTGGTGATTTGTCGCACGCCACGTTCAGCAATATCGAAAGTCAGGGAATGTCATTTGTGCAATTCACGCTCATGCCGTATCTCGCCAAGATCGAAGCCGCTATTGTGAAAGCACTGATCGAGCAGAAGGATAAAGGCATTATCTTTCCTGAATTCAACGTTTCCAGTTTGATGCGTGGTGATAGTGCAGCAAGAGCAGCATATTACTCGCAAATGGTCCAAAACGGCATCATGACTCGTAATGAGGCACGTCGTCTTGAGCGTCTCACACCGATTGATGGCGGCGATGACATCACCGTGCAACTCAACATGAGTCCGATCCAGGATTTGCCGTCGAATAAATAGAGAGAGACGCACATGGAAACCAAAAAGCTCACATATCAATTCGCTCTGAAAGCAGCACCGACCGAAGAGGGCATCTTTGAAGGGTACGCTGCTGTGTTTGGCAACGTCGATCAGGCGAATGATGTAATTCTGCCGGGGGCATTTTCGGCCACGCTGGAGAATCGCAAGCAGTATGTCCCGATTTGCTACCAGCACGACACAGATGATGTGATTGGCGTCTGCCTGGAACTTGCAGAGGACGAGAATGGTTTGCTCGTCAAAGGTCAGCTTGCGATCAAGACCGAAAAAGGTAATGACGCCTACGAATTGCTCAAGCTCAAAGCAATCACTGGGTTGTCCATTGGTTACGCCATTCCTGTTGGCGGCGCTGTGTGGAGCGATGGCGTACGGCAATTGAAGCAAATCGAATTATACGAAATCAGCTTAGTCACATTTCCTTGCAATGTCGAGGCTCAGGTCTCCAGCGTAAAGGCGAATGAACTAACAGAAAGAGATTTAGAGAAGATCTTGCGGGATGCAGGCTTTTCTCAAAAAGAAGCCAAGACGATCATTTCGTCAGGCTACAAAACGCTGAAGTCACAACGAGACGTTGATGAGTCGGCGGCACTGCTGGAGCAAATCCGGCAGATCTACAAGGTGTAATATGGAAAATCAAGAACTCATCAACGAAATTAAGAAACTCCATGCCGACATGAAAGAAGCGCACAATCAGGCGCTTGCAGAAGTCAAGGCACAAGGGTTTGCTTCCCCAGAAATCAAGTCTGCAATGGCAAAAATGGAAGAGGCAATTGCTTCTTTGACCAATCGTGTTGTTGCTGCCGAACAGAAGTCGATTGCGCCGATCCAGACCAAGGCTGAAATCAAGTCTATCGGTCAGCAGTTTATCGAGACGGAATCGTTCCGGCAGATGGCAGAAGGGAAGAACCGTCAGGCGCTTGCCGAAATCAAGGCAACTTATACGTCGCCGTCTCATGCTGCGCCAATCGTTGCAACTCCGCAGGGCAATAACATTTTTGCCTTCCAGGTGCGCAACTACCTGGGCTCGATGCCGATCCAGACCGACTTAGTACGAGTGCCGCAGGAGACAACGACTCAGGCAGCCACAGTCAAGACGCTCGGCTCTGCTGCTGCTGAAACGACCACGGCAATCACGATGGTCGATACGACTGTGCGCACGATTGCTCATTTCACCAACATCGCAAAGGAATTCCTCGCTGACGCTCCTGCATTCGCATCATTTGTTGACCAACGCATGGGCTTTGGTGTCCGTGGCGCTGAAGAGGCTCAGTTGCTGATCGGTGATGGCACTGGCAGCAACCTCAAGGGGCTCGTACCGTACGCAACGACCAAGACTTTCACGACCGAAACAATGGTTGACCGCATTGCTTTGTCGGTGGCTGACGCCCTGGCAACTGGCTATGTGCCGACCTTCGTTGTTGTGGCTCCGGTTGACTACGGCAAGCTGGTGACCGCTAAGGCATCGACCTCTGGCAACTACTTGCTTGGCAGCCCTGCATTCGGTTTCGCAGCAACCATCTGGGGCGTTCCGGTTGTTCCGTCGCCGAAGATGACGACCAACAACTTCTTGGTTGGCTCGGGTCTGGCGGCATCGGTTGCAGAGCGTCAAAGCTCAACCATCAGCCTGTCCTATGAGAACGCCAGCAACTTCACTCAAGGCATCGTGACTGTTATGGCTGAGCAGCGTGAAGCATTGGCAGTATATGCGCCGGGTGCATTCATTACGGGTTTGCTGAGCTAAACCTCATCAGACTGGAGGATTGGGGCGGGCCGCAAGCCCGCCCTTTTTCACATTCATGCAAATTAAAGCAATCAAACCATTTCTTGGTAGTGTCGAAGGTCTTATTGACAATGGTCAGGTATTCGATGCCGACGAGAATCGAGCAAAAGAACTAATCGAAATTGGATTAGTTGAACCATTCAATCCTGCCGAAGCAAACAAAGTCGTAAAACCTGTGAAGGAAAAGAAGAGCAAGTAACATGTCAGAATCCATCTCTCTTGATCTCGCCAAATCGCATCTGAGAATTATCGACGACACCGATAATGCTTACATTGCTCACTTGATCACGGCGGCACGTCAAGCAACTGAGCGCTACATCGGACAAGAGATTGGCGTTGTGGATGGAGTGAATCCTGTGCCTGCTGATCTTCAAGCGGCAATGCTACTGACAGTCGGGCATCTCTACAGCAATAGAGAGTCTGTGGTCGCTGGTCAGATGTACGAGTTGCCGATGGGCGTCAAGGCTTTGCTGGCACCATTCGTGAGGTATTAACTGATGCTCGCCTCTGGCACACTCGATACGCTCATCACGATCCAGTCACGCACTGTCACACAGAACTCAGTCGGTGAAGCCGTCGAGACCTGGACTGACACCGCATACATGCACGCTCACAAGTCGTCTCGGTCTGGTAGAGAATTCTATTCGGCATCACGAACCGTGGCAGAGGACGCAGTGTTCTTCACCATTCGGCACATGGACGGGCTCGACAGCACGATGCGTGTGCTGCATGGTGCCGACACGTACAACATTACGGCTGTCAGGTACTCAGAGAAACGCCGGGAATCGATTGAGTTGCAATGCAGTCTGGTCCGCTAATCACTGCCGTCTGTCCGACCAGGGCAAGCCGAATTGAGTACCTGCCGACAGCAATTCGTTGCTTCAGCAATCAGACCTATCCTCACAGAGAACTGGTCATCGTCTCAGAGGACGACGTATCAGCCGTTGTCCCATCAGATACACGCATACGGCTCGTCAGATGCCCTCCAGGGCTCACGTTGGGTAGGAAACGCACCATAGGCGCAGAAGCGGCATCCGGCGATGTCGTGGCGCACTGGGACGATGACGACCTGTATCACCCATCTCGACTCGCAGAGCAGCAAGCCATCCTGACGCCAGACAAGCCGATCACAGGCTACAGGTCCATCCGCTTCTACAACGTCATTGACGGTCAAGCCAGAGCTTACCGCTACCACGATGACGCCTTAGTGCTGGGCACCAGCATCACCTATCAGCGTTCAGTCCTCATAGAGCATCCATATCCCGACCTTACCCATGGTGACGAATGCATCTGGCTTGCCGACCTGGGCAGTCTCTTGACACCCACAGAAGGCCTCGATAGATGCATCGCTCTCGACCACCAGGGCAACACATGCCCACGCATCTACACGAGCAGCTACAGCGACATTGACACCGCAGAAACGTTGGATCTGATGCAACGCTGGCAAACCCATAAATAAGTGCATGGCAAGGTCAGTCAGAGTCGATGGCTTAAGCAAGCTTGAGCGGTCAATCCACACAATCATTGAAAGGGCGCAAGGGCAAGCCGTGATGGATGTCCTCGGCAAAGCCGCCAACATGTTCCGGCAGCAGGCGCTTGCCAATGCCTCGTCAGAAGGCTTGCCAAAAGAGGTTGCCGACAGCATCTTTGCCTTTGGTCGTCTCCGTGGCAAGGTGCGAAAGAATCCATCTGCATTGGTTGGCGTCAAGCGTGGCAAGGGCACACCTGCATATGTCGAGTGGCAAGCCTCGGGCGGACCAGGGACACGTTCAGGAGTCGGATCAAATCGGACCATCAAAGCCACATCCGCACCAGGGCGCACCATCGGCATGTCGTTGGCGACGATGTTTGAATTTGGCACGAGCAAGATGCCACCACGACCATTCTTCGCAAAAGCGCTCAAAGAGAAGAAAGCCGAAGTGAAATTATTCGTGCGTGATGAATTGCTCAAGGTACTTACGAAGGTAGACTAATGATCGAACAAACAATCAGACAAGCGCTCGTCACGGCAGGCATCGCATCTGTGTACCCTATTTCCGCACCACAAGATGCTGATTTGCCATATTGTGTGATTTGGCGCATTGGCGCAGATGCCGACATGACACTCGATGGCGATGCATCATTGCGACGGAAGACCATCCAAGTATCCTATTTCTCCACCAGCAGCACCGATGCACTGCAAAAGGCGGACATCATTGCAGACACACTGATCGGCTTCACTGGTGATGCAATTCAGAACACTGAACTCGTGACTGAGGGTTCATCCTACGAGTACGACACGAAGCTCTACCACGTTTTTCTACGATTCGACATTTGGCACACTGCATAATTGTCATCTCATAAATAACTTCTGAGAATTCTCATCTCGGAGGTTTTTTCCGATGGCAAACAAGTATGCCGCAAAAGGCGTAACATTTGGTTATGGCTCGCCACTAACAACGGTCGCAAACGTAAAGAGCATTTCTGGTCCGAAGCTTTCAGCAGAACAGATTGACGTGACCACACATGATAGTTCGGGTTCATATCGTGAATTCGTCCAGTCGTTCAAAGATTCGGGCGAAGTATCGTTGAATCTTGTCTATGACCCGTCTGACACGACGCAGGGTAATTCTACTGGTCTGTTGTCGCTCTTCAATAGTGGAGCAGTAACAGCATTCGCAATTAGTTACCCAATGACGAGTCCTGTCAAGAAACTGACATTCAGTGGCATCGTGACGGGTTACGATTGGGGCAATGCCGAAATCAGCAGCGCTCTTGAAGCAACTGTGATGATCAAGGTAAGCGGTGCTGTAACGCTGGCATAACAATATGCGTAATTACCCTGACCGCCTAAAAGTCTCGGTAGACATCTTTGGTGACGGCGTGCTTCGCACTCTCGTCGTCACCACTGGTGTTCTTCGCAGACTCGATGAAAAGCATGGAATCAAATTCGACGGCTCTGTGGCAGAACGTCCTCTATACACAATCGTGCCTCAAGCAATCGTTGAGTCATGCATTGAGAAAGACGTCACAGTCGAAGATATCGAAGATCTTCCAGTTTCTGACATTGAACGTCTCGCAATTGCTTTCTTCAATGCCTTGTCGGCCTCGATGAGTACCGATGCAGACCCAAACGCACCAAAGGACGAGACAGCAAGCCAATAGACTGGCTCGTCCTGTGGGCAGACGCAAGAACACAATTAAAGCTGTCTGATGATGAATTATGGGATCTTGCATTTGTCGAATTAGATGCCTTGTTCGCTTCACATCGCAAACAAGAAGCTTATCAAGATTATCGCTTCGGCAAGCTGTGTGAAATCATTGCGCTGAGTCAAGGCGTCAAGACCAACAATGGAGCCAAGATCAGTCCCGACTTATTCTTTCCTTCCATCACGCAGTTAGCGAAAGCGACACCAGAGCAAACACCAGAACAGATGCTCGCCTGGGCTGAGCAGTTCGCCGCCTTAAACAAGACCCCCGATAAATAGTTCATCGGGGGTTTTCTCATTTATGGCGAACACATTAGGCGATTTAATTGTAAAGGTTGGTGCTCAGATTGACGGGTATCAAGATGCGATGCTTGGCGTGCTCGCCACAGCGGAAAAGACCGTCAAGGGCGTCGAAACCAAGTTCGCCAACTTGGATAAACTCGGTGACCGCCTCACAGGTCTCGGCACAAAACTATCAGTCGCAATCTCACTCCCACTGATTGGCGCAGGCACATTGGCGGTCAAGTCCGCTATGGACATGGAGTCGCTTGAGATGGCACTCCGTGGCGTAGCTGGATCGGCACAAGAGACACAGGCGCAGATGAAGCGACTTGTTGAGGTTGCCAAGTTGCCGGGTCTCGGTCTGGAAGAAGCCGTCAGAGCGTCGGTGAACCTCCAATCAGCAGGACTGTCGGCACAGCAGGCAGAACGTTACATCAAGGCATTCGGCAACGCCCTTGCTGGCGTCGGCAAGGGCAAAGCTGAGCTTCAGGGCGTCATCGAACAGTTGCGGCAGATGTCTGCAAAAACCAAGGTGACCGCCGATGACCTGAAGCCGCTCATGAATTCCACGCCGCAGGTTGCCAAGATCGTCAAGGAAGCGTTCGGCACCATCGACCCGGAAGCGCTCCAGAAGATGGGCGTCAGTACGTCTCAGTTCATCGACACGGTTGTGTCCGGACTGGAGAAGCTACCAGCCGCAGGCAACTCAACAAAGAACACTTTCGAGAATCTGCAAGACGCCATTTCTCGGTCATCTGCACAGATTGGCAAGAACCTCATGCCTCTGGTTCAGGAGCTTATTCCCAAAATTGAGAGTATGACGGCCAAGCTCGGTGAGATGGCTGAGCAATTCTCAAAACTTGATCCAGAGGCAAAAGCATTCTGGACGAAGTTTGCAATTGGTGTGGTTGTCACTCCGCTCATCATTAGTGGTATCGGTGGTGTGATCACAGTCGTCAAGGATCTCGCAACAGCATTCACGTATTTGCAGGGCGTAGGCGCATTTAAGCTCTTGTTTTCTCCTGCTGGTGTTGCAGCGATGGCGGCTCTCGGTGTTGCTGCTGTTGGCTACAAGGAATATCTGCATAGTCAGCAAGTGCAAAAAAACAGCGATAACCTTTTGTACGGCTCCCTTGAAAAAAAGTTAAAAGCTCAAGAAGAAGCCCTGGTACGTCAAGCAAAAGAAGCTGTGGACAGGGTAGACGGCGCAGCAGAGTCAAAGAAGCGTGCAGAAGCACTCCAAAAGCAACTTGCCGCTCAAAAAGGGCTGAACGAAGAGACCATTAAGTATTACCAGCCGGGACACGCCAAGCTGGAATTGTCTATCCAGGAAAGAGCAGAGCTTGGTTTGATCGGCGAACGATACACGGACGCTAAGAAGTGGCTCGACGCATACTACACCAGCAAGGCACTCGACAAACAACTCACAACTGAGTTGCTACAGATTGGCGCTGGTTTCCGCACAGAACTGTCAGCACAGTCGGCAGAATACGCAAAGCAGGTTACATCGCTCGATCAGGTGGCGGCGGGCCTCGAAAAGATGCTTCGTGCAAATGCCAAGTTGACTGACCTGGAATTGCCCAAAGGCATGAAGGTTTCCTATGACGAGACCACAGAGGCAATGTTCAAGTATCAGTCCCGGCTCAAGGAACTGAACATCAAGACCAACGAAGTGATGAAAGGCACCGTGGTCCAGGATGCAATGAAATCAACCATTGCTGCTTACCAGTCGGGCGCAATCAGTGTGGAAGAATTCCGTCGTGTGTATGAGGAATTGCTGAAGGTTTACAACGGCAAGACAGGTGGTGGCTCACATCAACAGAAAGACAGCGTGCTAAAAGAAATCTCGACAATCATGACAAACATGAATCAGTCGATTGCAGAAGCCATCGTCAATTGGAAGGGCTTTGGAGAGACTGCCGTCAGCGTGTTGAAGCAGATCGGCAAAGCCATCATTGCTGAGATCCTGACCAAGATGGTGCTGACCAAAGACCGCATCAATGGCATCGTCGATGTGCTTGGGGGCGGCTTGAAGAAAATCGGACTCGGCAAGATCCTTGGCTCTGGTGTGGATAAGGCGGCTGACATTGGTTCATCAGCAGCCAAGTCAGCCTCATCGGCAGCTTCGAGCGCTGGTGGTGCATTGGGCTCAATTGGCGGCATTGCTGGTGCCGTCAATATGGTCTCTGGCATTGCCAGCGCAGTCGGATCACTCGGCAGCATGTTCATGATGTCGAAGATGAATTCGAAGCTTTACGCCATCGAGTCTGGCATCCGTGGCATGGTTGGTAATTCCACAGGTCTGAACGAACAGATCAATGAGTACTTGCCAGCCATGAAAGGTGTTGAGGACAGAATCAAACAACTCATCACAGGTGGTCTTGGTGTGTACTCATTTCCTGATTCTGAGGTCCGTGTCCGCATGGCTGACAACTCACTTGTCGGCGCTGGTGGCACCATGCAAGTCGTGGTCAATGGTGGTTACTTCATGACTGACGGAGCGCTCGACTCATTCACTGATGCCTTTATTGGTAGATTGCGAGCACGAGGACTGAAGCTCTAATCGAAACGTATACATACTATTGTTCATACCGTCCAAGGGCGTCGGCATCTCCTACGTTATCTCCTGCCGACGCCCTTTTTTCGTCTCCACATAAATACTGGCATGTCTTTGACAGTAACAATCGGCTCCACAACTCACCATATTGCAGAATCATCACTTTCCATCTCAAGCACCTTGGGTCAAGTTGGCACCTGTGAGCTTGTTCTGCCAGATGTACTCGGCACTCTTACCATTCCAGTTGGCGAGACCATCTCAATCACAGATGATGCGCTAATTCTGTTCGCTGGATTTGTGACGGACACAAGCATCAAACTTGTACATGGCAATACTCGTGTCATGTCCATTTCGGCTCAAGATTGGAATGCGTTGCCGTCTCGGTATTCGAGTGGTGAATATGAATGGGCAAAAGACACTCGACTGAATAACATCGTTCGTGATCTCATCACCAACAGTCCGATGAGTGCTGATGGCGTCAATCTTTCAATGGTTCCTGCTGGCGCTGGTGATCTGACGACAGAAGTGTTCAATCCCGTCTATACGACACTGACCGATGCGTTAAACACTCTGGCAACTTTGTACAAGAAATTCTGGAAGATTGATTACACCAAGACTCTTCAATTCGGCAACTGGGACGCAGGAATCATCAGTGCTGTCGTCACCGACACAAGTCATAATGTGCGTGCGCAGACATTGGCGTCACGGGCAACATTAGAGCAGTACGCTAACACCATCATTGTTCGGTATTCCAATTTCATCAAAGACTTCAGCCAGACATTTACTGGCAATGCCACGCAGACCGACTTCAGCGTCAATAACCCTGTAGCTTCACAGCCGACAGTCAAGGTCAACGGAACCACGCAGACCATCGGCGTGTTCGGCCAAGACACGGGCAAACAAGTCTATTGGACTGCTGGTGGTCGAGAGATTACATTCACGACTGCACCAGCGTCAGGCGCAACCATCGTCGTTGACTATCGTGGTCGAGTGATCGACGTCAAAGACGCTGTTGATGCTGATGGCGTTGCGGCAATGCAGGCGCTCGTTGGCGGCAGTGGCGTGTTCGTGAAAAACATCAACGTCAGCGACGACACGACCATCACCGATGCACAATCCATTGCTGACCGCCTGCTCGAAAAGTACAAGCACATCTCTTATGTCGTGACCTTCGAGTCCGACACAATCACATCGCAGATCGGTGACCGCATCAACATCAATGTCACAGGTGTGCCACCAGGGAACTACGTCGTCAGATCCGTGCGTACAAACCTACTCGGCAAGATCCTCAGACGGTCGTACGAGTGTGTATCAGGCAACATCTTGAGCGATGGCTTTGATGCGTTCTCAGCCATGACAGGTCAGTCGGTTCTCTCTGGAGGCACGATCACACTACCGCCAGACACATCGAGCAGCACATCTGGTCTGGCGTCGGTTGGCGACAACATCGTCGTCAATGCTGATTTCGAACACGACCTCGACGGTTGGACTGTCTATGCGCCCATTGCGAGCAGTGTTTCCGTGGGCTCGACTGGTGCGAAGTCTGGCAGCAAGTATCTCCACCTGGAGCCGATGACCGCCTATGGTGACGTGAGCCAATACAGCGACCATTCATTCCCTGTCGCTGCTGGTGATTGGTACACAGTCGAGTATTGGATTAGGACCAATGGTTATGCGCTTGGTTCAGGTGGTGAAGGCATCTCGTCGCCACAGATCAATTTTCAATCGGCATCGGGAACCTACATTTCTTCCATCCAATCCACAGTTCCACTTGGAACGTACGATTGGACGTTCTTCCGTGTCTCAGGTCAGGTGCCAGAGAATGCGACCAGGGCATCCTTGATTGCCGTCTGGGGCAAGCTCGTCAACGGCACAGTGGACATCGACGCAATCCGCATGTACAAGGGCGCACCGTCACAACAGACCGTGGGCGCAAACCTTCTGCTCAATCCAGACTTCGAAAGAGCGCTGGAAGAGTGGAACGTCGAAGTTCCGTTGACCTCGTACGTAAGCATTCAGACTGGCGGCGCAAAGTCGGGCAGCAAGTTCTTACGCATCGCTGGTGGTCAATCCATCGCAGCATCCGTAAAACACAGCTACAACGGTTCTGGATTCTTCCCAGTCGTCGAAGGTCAATCCTTCAAGTTTGAGGGTTGGTATCGCACGAATTCGGCGGTCAAGGCAGCAGGCAACAACCTCTATACACAGGTAGGCTTCTACAACGCAGCACAGACATATCTCGGTGGTTTCGTGTTCTCGTATCCAGAGGGCACTACGAGCACCTGGACACACTTGACGGGCCACGGAGTGGCCCCGGCAGGCGCTGTGTATCTGTCGTTCTTTGCCTTCATTGGAAAGCTTCAGTCGGGCTCCATCGACATCGACAGCTTGCAACTGTACTTTGAGGACGCTGTTGAGAAAACTCCTCTCGACTACGGCGCACTTGGTGACGGTGTGGCTGATGATTCTCTGGCAGTCCAGAACGCCATCAACGACAACACGACATTGAAGATTCCTGCCGGGTACACGTTCCTTACGAATGGTGTGTACGTATCTGGCAAGACCTCGCCCTACATCTACGGCGGCGGCACGCTGAAGCAGAAAGCAAATGCACCAGCAGGTTCCTGTCTGTTGCTGGTGACCAACTGTGTTGAACCATACATCGAGGGCGTCATCCTCGATGGCAACAAGACCAACCAAGCAAATGCCGTCGATAACCTGCTGTACTTCAGCAATTGCACAGGAACCATCACTGCTGACGCTGTGACTGCCAAAGACGGCAAAGCAGGCGGCATCATGGCTATCTCTGACACTGGTGCAGGTGTGCCGACGTCGGTTATCTACAACGCCTGCACAGTCACAGGTTGCACAACAGGTGTCGGCATCCTGAACAATGCCACGGCTGGATTGATTCCTGTCGCCAACATCACAGACTGCATTGCAACAGGTAACTCTGTGGACGGCATCAGTGTGAAGCGTGTGACAGACATCGCAATCACGAACACTCAGAGCACTGCAAACACAGGCTATGGCGTGAAAGCAGATACCTGCAATGTCCGATTCTCGGATTGCATTTTGTCGAGCAACACGGCGGGTGCATTCAGCAATGTTGGAACGACCACATGGACCGCATACAACACAGTGCCGTTGTCGGATCAGCGTGTGCCCATTGCTGCGCCACCACCTGTTGCAAGTCTGGCATTCACTCTCAATGACCTGAATGAACAATTTGGTTTCAATTGGGCTTGGACAAATCCGTCGAACATTGGAACTGCGACAGGAACAATTCGACAAGTGCGTTATTGGACTAAGACAAGTGGCGTCTGGGTGCTTGACAGTGATTGGGTCACAACAGGTGTAACACTTGATTTGGCATCGTCACTGACAGCAACAGATGGTCCATTCGAAAAACGTTCTGGCGAATTCGAAGTTGAAGCAAGAATTGCTCTGATCAACTTTGAAAATACAAAATCTACATGGGTCACAACATCGGCACGTAGTGCAATTACTGCATTGCCGATTGACGCCACATTGGATGACGTCACGCTCAACACCAATTACAACGGATCTGGATACATGGTCGTGTCCAATTCTGACGGCACTATGGATGTGTCCGTACAATACGCACCGCCATACCCACAGCCGCCATCGAGAGTCACACCGCTAATTGCTGCGTTGCCAATGATCGAATTGGCTGATGGTCAAGTGCTGTCTTATCCAGCACAGCCGTACACCAGCAATCCCGCATTAGATCCTCCTGGCAACTTGCAAGTTGTATCGGTCAACATGGACAAGCCTTCGGCACCGACAACTCTGTATTTCCACGTTTTGTCAGTTTCTACGAATGGTCAACTTGGTTATAAAGATCACACGTTGGCAAATGGTTCAAGCTGGATTGCAATCTCAATCACGCAGTCGATGATTGATGGTGCTGTAAGTGTCAGTGATGCTCCTGTTGCTCCTACTGGCATCACCATTGCTGTTGACTCGTCGAAGCCAGATGTGTTTTCGCTGACACCGACATGGACCTTGCCATCGAACAAAGGCGGCAATGTGGGCTATGCAATTGAGGTTCAGTATCTCGACACACCGACTGGCACATTGCTCAGCACTGGTTGGCAAGCACCGACCACAGCCGACCAAAACGGCAAAAATACAACCAGTGTGACCATCGGTCCATTCGCCCGGCAGACAGTTGATCGTTATGTTTTCGCACGGGCGAAGGCCGTCAACGGCAATGGTCAGGCATCTGCGTGGGTCACTATGTCGGGCACGGGTGCGCTTGTGCCAAAGGCTGTGAGCTATCAACAGCCATCAGACATCACAGGCGTTTCGTTTACCATTGGCGGCAACAACGTATCGTTCACAATTACGCCATCGTTTACTAATCCAACTGATCCTGCAATCATTGGCTATCAGGCACAGGCAAGGTTCTATTTGGATTCGGGTGCAACAACAACGCCTGATTCGGAATGGATCGACTTAGGCAACCGTCTTGACTGGACAGACAAAACACCATTCGGACCATTTGATCGTCATACTTACATTTCGTATGCCAAAATGCGAATTCGCTCGTTGAATTCGACTGGTGGCGTAGGTAATTGGATCACGTCATCGACAATTGGGACAGTTGATCCAGTGACCGCACCACCAGCACCAACAGGAGTGTCATTTACGTTGGCGACTTCTACAATTGCTGGCGTGCCGAAATTCCGACCGACCATCACTGTCTCAGCAAATGCCGCATTGGGCACGACAGAGCAGTACATTCGTGAGATGCGCTTTTGGTACGACTCAGGTCTAACGAATCCGATCACTGACTGGATTCCTCTTGGACCTGTCTACAGAACAACTCTTGTCAGTTCTACGGACTGGTTTGATTGGGATAAATCCACGCAATATGTTCGTGTCCGTGTCGCTGGCGAAAACAAAGATGGCACGCCGGGTGCATATGTGACGTCATCTACAGTCACATTGTCGGCTTCGGCTGGTCTCGACTTGACTGCTTCAGATACTTCCAAGTTGAAGGGTCTTACGGTTACTGGTGGAAAACTACAACCTCTAATCAACAGCACTGATTTTGCATTTGATCCATCGACAGGTGCAATCTCTCAAAACGTGGTCGATATGTTGAAGGCTCAGAACTTCGACACTTCGGTTTTCAGCAAAAGCAGTGGCACCTTCAAAATGGTTGCTATTGAGACATCTGTCTTGCTGGCTGGTCTTGTCGCTACTAATTCACTTGTGGTTGGTGGTGTTGCCAGCAATGTGACTGTCAGCCCCACATCAGTTACGATCAAGGGCGGCACTGTTGGCGGCGGCAGTAGTTCCTTAGTGATCAATTCCACAGGCGTCACAGCATCGCAGATGTATACAGGCAGCCTGCAATGGACTGGATCACTTATTAGGTACAGTGGGGCCCTACAAGTTGGATGGTGGGATAGCAACGGAATCTACACGGCTGGCACCGTATCCGCATCTCGTGTGTACGGTGTGCAGTGGGGGGACATTACCAGCAAACCGACATTTGGCAATTCCTCGGGTCTCAATGTTGGCACGTCATCTGGCACTGTCTGTGCTGGTGATGATTCAAGATTGTCAAATGCCAGAACACCAGCGTCTCACAGGCACACGATCAATACAGAAGACGTTGAAGTTTTGACGCCGTCTGGAACACGTTGGATCAAGGCAGTCTCAAGCACCGATCCGAATACTGGTTATACAGGTAGTTAATATGATCGAACTTACAGAAGAGCAAATTACACTAATCCAAAAACTGAAAGCTGATGCAGATGCCGCCTACGAAAAAGATTGTGCGGCACTGCAACAGCAGTATACACAGAATTTAATGAATCAAGTATATGGTGTGCAGGCACTATTGAGAATAATTCATGGAGTTGGAGACAATTATCAACTCTCAGCAGACCTAAAAACGTTGGTTGAAATGAGTCATGACAATAAATAGTACAGGATCATCTGAAATGGACACGGATAAAATCGTCGAACGCATCATGGACACCCTCGACCAAATGAACAACAAAATCACGACCATCGTGACAGACATTACGGAATTGAAGTCAGCCATGCGTGAACGTGATGCCAGCATCAGCACATTGCGGGCTAAGGTCGATGAGATGTCCGGATCTGTCAAGGTGTCTTCTGCATCGCTCGTGAAAATGGTCGCTATCGTCTGCGTCACGGCGGTCACAGTGCTTGGTGTCAAGTGGGACGGAGCTTTGGAAGCGCTAAAGAAACTGATCTTGGGATTCTGGTCTTAGGCACCGACACAATGTCAAGGCTTCTCACCCCAAATGTCAGTCGTTCCCGCTTTGACAAGCGCCATCTGACATACTGAAAGATCATCCAGATATTGATCGAATGCCTTCTCTTCTCCCCATTTGATTCGTCGGGCGAGCTTTGCGCCGTGCTGCCTAAATGATTCCGCCCCAGCGGTTGAGCGAGACAAGGTGAGGAGATTGAGGGATTTCATTAGTCGCAATGTCGCATTTGTCATCGTATTGTCACAGTTTATGAATGCTGATTGATTTTCTGCGCTGGGGTTGTCTGTTAGGGCCGTGTGGTGTTCTTGAACGGACAATGACAGAGACCTCAGCTCAACGAGCAATCCAATGCAATCATTGTAGGCTTCGATTTGCAGTTTTCTCAATTCGGCCTTCATGCTCTGTTTCTCATTGTGCTTATTGTTCATCCGTATGCCCAACAACGTAATGCCTGCACCTAAGCATGTGGCAAGGATGGGCGGGACGAAGAGTTTCACCAATTGAAGCCAAGCCGCTTCAGAATTCGGTTGCTGTGATTGCACGGTGACGGCGCAGGGTTGCGTGGTTGTTGCCACAGGCGATTGTGCCAGCAACGAGAGCGACAGTAGGGAGAGGCTGAGGAAGAGCTTTGACCGCAT